CGACTACGCGACTTTCTACGATCCCGAACTCTACCACGCGCAGTTCGAGCGCACCGAGCACGACGGCGACCGCGAAAGGGATGAGCGGCGCGATCGCGAGGAAACGCTGAAGGAGGTTGAGCAATGACCAAGATGCTGCGCGAGGAATCATGGCAGATAAGCAATTGGCACTCATTTCGGAGCAACCGGCGGCAATTGGCACGACGGATCGGCGCGGTTACATCGGCTCAAGCGACATTGCGGCCATCATCGGCCTATCGCCATTCAAAACCGCCTATGAGGTTTGGGAAGAGAAGACGACTGATACCTGGGAGGAATCTGATAGCCCCATCTTGCGGCGCGGACGACGCGCTGAGCCATTCCTGCTTGAGACACTGAAGAGTGAGTTTGATGTTTGGGTCCTGGAGGCCAACCGCCGAACGCAGCACGAGAGATATAACTTCCTCCGGGCCGAGTCCGACTTTCTTTACGTCATCAATGGGGAAGCCATCCCGCCTTCCGCGCAGGTGGGCGCCGAACCGTCCTATCTCTATCCGATGGGCTACGACGTGGGTGAAAATAACGTGGGCCACGGTGAAATTAAAAGTGTTGGTTTCAACCGTGGCGAATGGGGCGAGGCGAACTCTCAGGATGTCCCCGCCTATTACCTGGCGCAATCGATGTTCGCCATGCAGATCAACAAACTACCCGAAGCCACAATTTGGGGGTGCTTCGGATTCGACGACATCCGGCCCTATCGCTTTGACTTCGACGCTGAGGCAGGACAGGCCCTCGAAGATGCCGCGGTAAACTTTTGGAACAATCACATCCTGCCAAAAGTTCCCCCAGCGACAAAGACGGCGGAAGATTGTCGGAAGGTGCTTGCCCGCTTCCAAGGGTTCACTTGGGAAGCAACTAAAGAGGCGATGGATTCGGCGCTGGAGTTGAAGAACGTCAAGCGGTCAATCTCTCTCTTGAAGGCCGAGGAAGAGGCCAAGACCAAAGCGTTTCTGGATCACTTGATTCTAGCCGCTGAAGTGTACGGCATAATTCCAAGCGAGACAAAGAACATCACCGTCTTGGCGCCTGGGGGAGCGAAGTTTGCCACATGGAACGAGCAACATCGCAAGGCCTACGAAGTGAAGGAAACCGATTTTAGAGTGCTCCGGTTCGCCGGAGGGAAGAAAGGTGAGGAATGAGCACAGCACTCGACAAGGTACGCGGAGCCGCTGGAATCGAATCAAAGAAGCCTGCGACCGTGCAACAGCAAATCGAGCGGTTGACGCCCGAATTCGCAAAACTTCTCGGCAACCGCATGGACCCGGTGAGATTCGCTCGGATTGCCTACAGCCAAGTCAAACTCAACGAAAAACTCTCTCAGGATATGCCGGGGCTGCTCACTTGTATCGCCATCGCGGCAACGCTGCGCTTGGAGCCTGGGGTTTTGGGCCAGTGCTACTTCGTTCCCTACGGCGGCACGAAAGGCGTCCACAACCAATTCATCACCGGGTGGGCCGGGCATGTGGATCTGGTCACGCGTGCGAACAAAGCTACTGTTCGGACGCTGGCCATCCGCGAAGGAGACGATTTCGATTACGAACTCGGGAGCCGTCCAAAACTGCATTTCAAACCCAACCTTGACGGAGACGAGGACCGGCCGCTTTTGGCTACCGTGGCAATCGGTCACTTGATCGGCATGGAAGAGTTTCCCCAGATCGAAGTATGGGGATTTCAGAAACTGCGCAAACACCTTGACCGATACAACAAAGTCGGAGAAAGGCATTACGCTCTGGCGACAGGAAAGCGCCTTGAAACCAGCCACAATTTCGAGATGTATGCTCGAAAGATTCCGCTGCTCCAGGTTGTGAAGTACCTCCCCAAAAGTGTCGAATGGCAAATGGCCGCTCAGCTCGACTACCAGGCGGATACTGGACGCCAATTGCTGAATATGCAGACCGCCACCGCCGTGATCGAGGGCGACAGCTTACCTGAGCTATCAAACGGGGAACCTGAGACGGATCAGCCAAAGCCTGAAGTCCCAACCCGTATGGCCGAGATATTCGGCTTGCTTGGCTGGTCGGTCGAGACCCAGGCGAATTGGTGCAAGGCGAACTCGAACCTAGGCATCCAGGAGCAAACCGCGAAACTGGAAGCGGAACTCGACAAATAATCGACCTTCCCGCCGCACGACCGGCGGGGAGTTGCGCGGGTATCCGCGAGGTGAAGCTCGGATGCAGATTGGGGCGCTCAGGCTCCAGCCCGCGCAGCACACAGCATCTTGAGAAAGGGAGAACGCATGACCGGCCCACGCGAACTCCAAGCCTACCACGAACGCATCACCGAACAGGAAAGGAAACCGAAAGCAATGATGACAACAAGCACAAGGCTCCCCAACGAGGAGGAGCCTGTTAAGCCAGAGGCCGCAGCGAAGGTTGCGGCAATCCTCCACGCTCCAGCCGCCGCACCTGCACCACCTACCCCTACCAGCACCATCGCCCGCAAGCGCCGCTCCGCCGAGGGCCTGACCCAGGAGGAGCACACCGCGAAGTACGGCGCCAGAGTGCCCTGGGCGTGGCAGCGCACGCGACCGAAGGCGGCTCCCGAGCCTCCAGCACCCGCCCCGGCGCCCGTGGGCATAGCGGCAGGGCTGACCAAGGAGCAAGCTGACAAGATCAGACGCCTGGGAGATGCTATCGTGAGCCTGAATTTTACGCGGGACAATGCGGAGAGAGCTTTGCAAGGGGCTGTCATGGAACGCGATGCGTACCTGGAATCTCTCACCGTGCGCGCCGAGAAGGAGTGACGCGCCCACACCATCAACGCAACGCAACCGAAAAGAGGAAGCATGGCAACCGCCAAAAAGAAATATGTGATTGTGCGAACCTCTAGCGCCGGAGTTTTCGCCGGTGAGCTCGTTTCCCGTGATGGGAAGGAAGTTGAACTGAGCGATGCGCGTCGCTTGTGGTATTGGGCCGGCGCAGCATCGCTTTCACAGCTTGCGGTGTCGGGAACATCCAAGCCGAAAGAATGCAAATTCCCGGTGGCTGTGCCGTCAGTCACGCTGACCGAAGCGATTGAAATTCTTGATGTAACTCCAGAAGCGGAGAACTCAATCAAGGCTGTTCCAGAATGGCGAAGCTAAACTCCGGCTCCGGCTACGGCTCCGGCTCCGGCTCCGGCTACGGCGACGGCGACGGCGACGGCGACGGCTCCGGCTACGGCTACGGCTCCGGCGACGGCTCCGGCTCCGGCTACGGCTACGGCGACGGCTACGGCTACGGCTACGGCTACGGCGACGGCGACGGCTACGGCTACGGCTCCGGCTACGGCTCCGGCTACGGCGACGGCGACGGCTACGGCTCCGGCTCCGGCTACGGCGACGGCTACGGCGACGGCTACGGCGACGGCTCCGGCTACGGCTCCGGCTCCTATTGGCAGTCGTGCATCAAATACTTCGCGGCCAAATGGGCCGAGCAACAGCGCAGCCGTTTGGTTGCGCTCGAGGCGGAGGGAGCGACGATCGCCTACTGGCGATCCGACAGTGACGGCCGGGCGTGCAACGGGGGAAACAACAGGCCGGTGGCCCCCGGCATTGTCGAGACTGTCAGGGGCCCGCTCGCCGTCTGCACGGAGCGAGCGCTGCACGCGACGATCATCCCGCCGAAATGGAGCGGCGATCGCTGGTGGATCGTTGCGCTCATCGGTGAAGTGCAATGGAATGACGACAAGTGCGGCGCGCTCCGGCGAGAAATCATCGGGGAATGCGTATGAGTGAGGGCGATTGGGCGGACAAGGCTGCCCAGATGATCATCGACGACGTGAAAATCTTCGGCGAGCACGCGGCCCGCGAAGATTCTCCCCTTGCACCCCCGCTCCTATGTGCGGTGGCACTGTTGGATCACCACGGATGAAATCCCGGTGGGTTGTGTGATGGTCGAGGCGGGATTGTGAACCCCTACGACGTTCTCGGCGTCCCCGGCGATGCGGACGCCAAGGCCATCAAGCGGGCGTTCCGCCGCCGCGCCCGCGAGACGCACCCCGATAGGAAGGGGAACCGTGAGGAGTTTGAAAAAGTGGTGCGCGCCAGCGTTGTCCTCTCCGACCCCGCCAAGAGGAGCAAGTACGATAGTACTGGGACGGTGGACGAGGACGCCGTCGACAACACCCTCGCCAGGGCGGTGAGCGCCGTCGTCGGTTTCCTCGCTTCCCTCGTCGAGCGCCACGTCAACGGCGGCCCCGACCC